TTTCAAGGCCAATATCTTCTATGAATTTTTTGAAATCTTCCGCATAGTATAGTGTATCATAAAATTCTTCTGGAATCTTACGAGCAATTACATAGTCTTTGGCAAAATGGCCATCAGGTAAACGACTAATTGGTTGCAAATTAACCTTAACCTCAAATGTTGGCAATACTTTGAGTTCGGAGAATTCAGGTTGTGGTGAATTTGTATTGGCAGATGATTTATATCTTTCTAAAGAATACTCATCAACCATAGATGGGTCAACTTGTTTTAGAAAGTTATAGAAGTTTGTGGATGCCGCACAGTTCTGACACTTATAAAAGTAATCATTCTTTTTGCGGTAAATATAACCACGGGCTTTTGTTTTGCTCTTTGTTGAATCGCCACAGAATGGGCACCGAAAGTTATACAGGTCGTCTTTTTTCTTTACGAACCTAGATAACTTTGGAGAGACTTGTAGGAGGAAATTGCGGTCAATAAAAACAGACATAATGTAGGAAAGTTACTCATTTTAATCCAGTGAGTATTGTATCAAATTTAATGTGAGAAAGCAACCATGATATGACAACTATGCCACCGGCAATCATCCATTTCCATTGGAGTAATTGCTCAATGTTCTGGCGGTCTTTAGTATTGTGTTCTTGCATATCAGCTCTTAATTTTTGGATTTCTTCCAAAAGAGTTTTCTCGGATATTTGAACTTTATCCAATACCACATCAATTCGTTCATGGAGTTCTTTAATATCCATATCGGTTTCTTTTCTTCTTTGGTCTATGCTTTCATAGACCTTAACTAAATGACGGTCGTGCTGATCCACCAATTTTTCTATTACTTGGTCCATTTTTCCACATAAGGTTGTTAGTGTTGACACCTGAGATTTCAGGACGCCAACATCAACCTTTAGGTCGTCATCCGAAATCATTTCTTTACTGCCTTTATGACAGCTGATTTGGATGAAGCAATTTTTGGATCAGCTTTACGATTCATTTCTTTTCTGGTAATGGTGTGCCTTCAAGCTTCTTATGAATCTTGACATTTTTGCAAACTTGCTTCTCTTTACCTTTAGCATCTTTTGTGGTTTCACAAACCTTTTTAACTTCTAAAGGTTCAGCATAAGAAGCGCTAACGCATACAAAAGCCATTACTAACGCAAATATAATTTTTTTCATTTTGATTCCTTAGATTGGTGGTTGTGGTGCAGGAGGTGGTGCTAACTTACCACCAAAGCCAACAATTGGACTTGCTGCTGGTATTGGATCTGGTGTTGGGGTTGGCGTTGATATTGTTGTAGGTAATGTAGGTGCTGTAAACCCGCTTGATATGCTGGGTGCATTTGTTGGCGCTGGAGAAACTGGCGTTGGTCTGTTTGCTGCATCTAATGCCTTTGCTTTTAAGTCCTTATCACCACCAGCTAACATGATACCAGATAAAGTACCAGTTAAGAATGTGGCAATAGGAATAATCATCTCAAAGAACTTTTGGTCGATAGGACTAATAGCATTCAATGGTTGAGTGATAAAGATAATAGAATAGAGAACGACAAAAACAATACCTGTCAATGTCAATGCTAAACAAATACCAATAAAGAATTTAAGACGAGCCATAAGCTGGTCTTCAGTATACATGAATGGCACATTATTTTGGTCCACAATTCGCTCCTTGCGGTGTTGATTTAGTTGATTGAGGAATTTGAGTTTGGTTTTCAGGCGCAGGAGGACCCAATCTTGGATCTCTTTGACCTTTGAAAATTTGTTCAGGACAAGTTCTTGTAACATCGCATATAGGTAGTTTACATTCAGCCTTATCCCAGTTGGCTGGGTCTTGGCAAGGATAGCGAAATTGGTCATGACCAAAAAACGCCAACGAAAGAGGTAACAATAATAATAATGCTGCACCAGCAAATAATTTATGGTCGTGCATGTTATGCTCCTAAAATTTTCATTATTTTTGCATAACGTGCTTTACGGTCATCAAGACCAATGGTACCACCATTAATTCTTTTGGTCATCGTTATTATATCACCAGAATCAGCAAATTGATTTAAGTTATTGTTTTCCCAAAACCAACAAGCGGATTGACAGGCACCTTCAAATGTTTGCATATACTGAGATGCTTCTTCTGCTGTTATCTGAACACTAGCAGCAAACCAAAAGTAATTGTCTTTACCAGTGATTTGAATTAGACCACGACCACAATATCTATAACCATCACCAGATGCTTCATCGCCATTACCCATACGATTACAGTATAGTCTATTAGCAATCGCTTCCTGTTTGTTTGGACGATTTGCATAGTCATTCGCTATTTCATCTGTTTCGAAATGCGTAGGAAATAACTTACGTAAAGAAGCAGGTCTATAATTTAGATTTTCTTTAAGAGCAGTAAAGTCATCTGACTCATGTGTACATTGAGCCAAGAATGACGCAATTCTCTGAGGAGTATTGATATCATAATCAGGTAATAATTGTGACAAGTCACTATACCAATGATCCAAATATGGATTCTTTGGTATAATTTGTCTCAGTTGTTCTTTAGTTAATTCCATATTATGCCAATGCTTGTGCTAAATCTAATGCAGCCATTAACATAGCATGATGTTGGTCATCTGCTTCTAATTGTTCTGCGTTTGCATTAATTCTGCCAACAATATTCATATCATTGATTAATTCTTTGTATTCTTCGGCAGTTATTTGGCCTTCATTATACATTTGTTGATAACCGTTTGCTTGAATAGCTAAATCTTGTATGGGACTCATCTTGGTTCTCCTCCAATCGCTTGTTGTATTTTTTCTGCCGACTTAGATATAGTATTTAGTTTTAATGCACAGTAGGCTGGACTAAATGTATCTTTCTGATGTAACTCGTCCACGAGTGTGAACAAGTCATTATTCATTTTTATTGTAACATCATTATGTGGTAGATATTGGCTATAGTTTTTCAATTGTAAAGCATCTTCATACATTACTTGTATACCATCTTTATCACATTTTTTTAAGATAGCATCTGTGCGTACTTTATTGACCAATCCATATTCGTTGTTGTCATAATGTGCAACAAAGATTGCTGATTGTATTGAGGAGCAACCAGATAGTAATATGGCAAGAGAGATTAAAAGTTTTTTCATGGATTTATCTCTTTCTGTTTAGTTACCCATTCTTGCAGTAACTTTAGTTGTTCGGCTACTTTGTTGTAGGTGGTGTAGTTGTCGTTGATTGTTCGTTCGACCTCAGAGAGTGCAATTCCGGAGGCGGTACCATCAGCTCCTGCGGAGGATCCGGGAACGGTATTTTTAGCGGCGCTGTCGTGCACCCGTACAAAAGATTCAGGAACAGTACACATGTTATCATCTTTGGTCGTAATAGTTTGAGCAATTGCATCATGGTTAGCCTCAATTTTCTGAATTTTTTCTGTATACTTTTTCACAATGTATTTGGTGATAACTTTTTGTTTCACCACAACTTTCTCAACTTCTTTTGCACCTTCACTTAATATGTTTTGACGACCTTCAATCCAACCACCAAAACCAATTAAAACTAAACACAATAAAGTTATACCTAAACGATACAGTAAAGGTATCAATCTATGTAGTATGCCGGCCAAAAGAAAAAGGGCAACACCGAAACCGATGATTGCCCATGGAACCCAAGTTGGTAATAAACCTAAAAACCAGTTAATGATGAAATCAGGTGAGAACATGCTGAACATGATTTCACCTTACATCTTTGGAGGTTTTCTGTGACCCATACTCATCATAACTGGATCATGTTTTTTCTTTTTACGTGGTAAGTAAACGCCAGGTTCACCGCCTTTACCACCAGTACCTGCAATAGCACCTGTACTAACTACATTTGTTGGACCTGCTGAACCTACGGCTCCAGCACCACCGCCACCATCTTCTAAGAATGTTTTGAATCTTTTCATTAACAATTCCACTTTCTTAGTGCTAATGCTTTACGTGTTGGCTTCCCATTCTTTCTCATAGGACCTTTCATGCCACCCATACGAGCACAGAATGATTTTCTACGATTAGCTGCCTTAGAACCTTTTTTAAGTTTTGATGGTGGTGTTGTAACCGCCATACTTAACTTAGAACCTGGATGTTCTCTGCGATAAGATGCAATACCTTTACGATTCAAACCACCTTTAGGGTCTTTACCTTCTTTACGTCTCCATGCAGCAGACTCATACAATTCTTCGTCTGATACATCTTCAAGGTCTTCCCAAATTTGTTCAGGATCAATATTGTTTGCCTCTGCAATTTCCATAACGAGTTCTTCAATAATATCAAACATATAGTCTGGATTGTGTTCTTCTTTAAGTTCACTACGCATATAATTAGCAACAGTCATAATGTAATCTTCTGCCAATGTAATCTTTGATTCGACCCACTCAGGCAAATCGGCCTTGTCATCAATCAAGTCAATCATCTCTTGTGCATTGTGCATGATGGTGCGTAATTGATTGACTGCCATGTAAGGGTCGGAATATTCTTCATCTTTTTCTTCCATAACACCTTCTTTAGTGCTTTTCCAACCACCACCCATTTCTTTATACTTCTTAGAAGCCCAACCATTAGCATATGCTGAAGGATAAACAGCAAACTTTGATTTTGCAGCTGCTTTTGCACGAGCCCATTTTTCTGGACTAGTAGGAACATTCTTTTCTTCCAAGTTTTCCATATCTTCTAAAAATGTTCTAAGATTTTTCATTATTGTTCCCTTCTTCTTTCTGCATTACTTTTTCTTAATGGATGGTCGGGATTCTTATAAGGAGTTTTTCTCATTCCTTCAGAATCATAATTTCCAGATTTCTTTTTTGCTATTGCTGTAGCAGCCGCAATCGCAGCTGCACTTTCTGTTCTAACATTTATTGGTGAACCACGGCGTTCTGGATTTGGATCTTGACGGCGTTTTCTTTGTGCTGCGGCTGCTCTTTTTACTTTGCCTAATGCATTTGCTTTTGCTCTAGGTAAACACTTTGGTTTTCCTTCGCCAGGTTCTCTAGCACAATGTCCTTTGACATTACCTTTTGTGTCCATGCGAACCCAATCTTGCTTAAACCATTTACGCAAGTCTTCATTGATCCAATCATCTGGTGTCTTACCGTGTTTAGATTTGAAATCATTATGTAAGTCTTTACCTGTTATGCCATGTTCATTAGAAATTTTCGTCATCAACTTATTGATTGTGTCATAGTCATGGCTATCTAATTGTTTTAAGCCATCTTCTAATTCTTTAACATGGTCTTCTTTTCTACAACTACCAAGAGAATAAGGTGCTTTACCAGGTACTGGTTTGTAACCAGGCCAGCATCTTCCTTTTTCTCTAAGTTGTGTGAAAGTTTTCATATTTTTCTCAATATTTCTGCTATCTTCATGTCAACTGGTATGACATCCGTTACTATCGTTTTACCTCTTATACCTTTTACTTCACTTGGAAGGAGATTCAAATACAGTAAAAAAGTCTTCAATGCATCATAATCTTTTTCGTCTATCCTGAAGAATAATATTCTAGCTGTTGCTTCTAATCCAAATACGTTATTCAAAAGTATGATATGATTAAGTATCAAACGTTCTTTTATAACTTTGGTGGCCTTATATCTACGAAACAATCTTTTCAAGTATTTCGTCCTTTTAAGGTCACCTTCAAACTCAGACATTAAGCAATTAGGTGATGTATAACATTTTACTGCGTACATCACAAAATTATCTTCATTCAAATCATCAAACATTATATAAAGAGTTTATTAAACTCCAGTAAATGCTGTACCCCAGCTTGTATTACCGGAATAAGTGTTTGATGCAACTGGACTAGCAAGAGCAACTAATGTTTCTTTCAAATAACGAACAGAACCATCATTGTTTGTTTTCTTTCTAATGTTTACCCAGCCTAAAGTAACATCACCCAAAGCAACAGTATTATTTGCAATTCTAGTTGCTGTCACCAAAACTGTATCTTGGTTATATGTTTTTTCTGCAGGTTTTGTAGAAGGATATGCAATAGCTTTATCAAATTCAATAGTTGTACCAACTGCATTGTTAGCAAAAATTGCTGATGTCATTGTTACTACATTACCTGAAATAGATTGTACAGTATTGTTTGAAAGGAACATACCAGGATATCCGTTACCTGCTGTACCGCCTGGTGAACCTACTCCGTTAGGATAAAAGTAAAGATATTGGCCTGCAGCAACACCTACGTTTGCTACATTAGAACCTCCATTAGCGACAGAAATTCCGTCTGAATAGCTTAATGTAATTGTAGTATTTCCAACATAAGCTGGTAAGCCTAGTGTAAGTTGTACTACATCTCTTGTTTCACGTTCAACGTTCCATTTTGGTTTTGCGTTGTGTCCGTCTGTATTTGACCATGCTGGCATTTTTAAGTCTCCTTGGTATAAAGGTAATCTACCTATTTATTGTTCTTGTGGTTTTTGTTTCTTGTCCATATCTTTATAATCAGGCATCGCTGTACGATTTTTCAACATAGGATCGATTTCAACCGTATCTCTCTTTTCGCCTGTCAAGGTTGTTCCACCCTTTAACACCATGCGAGCCTTTGGTTTTTTGTCACCTAATTCATTACTTCCATCAACTTTCTGCATAGATGGTTTCTTGCCTGATGGTCTAGCGTCCTTTTGGTCTTTTTCCCAATCATACATGTCCTCTTTCAATTTACGCTTGTAAATTTCTTTGACCATCGATGCAGCTTTGGACATTTTCTTTGGTGCAACTTGATTAGGTGTATTACCCATGTCAAAAGGTGCTTCAGAGGCAGCTTTTGGATCACCAAAATTATCTTCTTTTCTTAAAGCTTTTTTAATATTTGCAGTTGTTTTGTCCATCTGCTTACCAGTTGCTTTCATCACATTCATCCAACGGTCTGTGGATTTCTTATGTTGACCTGTTGCAGTTAATTCATCAGCAGACTTTTTGGCTTTTTCTTTGTAACGGCCAAGCAATTCTGAAGATACTTCATTGACTTCAACTTCTTCACGCTTTGTAGCCATAGCCAAACCTTTTTCACGGCGTTTCATTACACGTTTAACTATGTCACCGTACTCACCTTTGGTGTGTGGTTTTAACTCTTTCATTTGTGATTTAGCTTTCTCTTTGTAATCACCAAGAGATACTTCATCTAAGTTTTCTTCTTTTTTCATTGTGTGCTTCATTGTTCCTGCTGGAGCCGGAACTTCATATCGTGCTCCTGCTTTGTCCAACTGTTTTTTTCTTTTTAATGTTGGTGACTGTGCTATAGTTGAACGTATTTCTGGATGTGAAATTTTAGTAGTTAAATCTTCATTAACTTCATCTTCATGCACCTGTCTAACATGAACACCTTGGATTTTTTTGTTTCCTATTGAAGGTTCATGTCTCTGTAATGTTACAGATTTTTCTTTTTCAAAATATTTACGCATATCAGCGGTACTTATTTTTGGTTTCTTTGGTTCAGGTTTCTTTTTTAAGCCAAATAACTCATCTATGTTTTGTTGTTCATCTTCATAGATTCCATGGTCACGTTTCCACTTTTCGTAATCACCTTTTTTAGATTGAGCTACTTTTTTATTCTTACTAATGTAGTCTACATTCCAACCTTTAGATTTGTAATACTTACTTAGTATATCTGCTCGTCTTGATGTTACATTTTCAGGAATAGCGATACCACCGCCTGCACCGGTAGCAGACCAAGGATCTCTTGGGTCACTACCAGTTTTTGCAGCGGTTAAGTCTGTTTTTTTCGCAACAGATTTTACAATATCTTTAGCTTTCATTTTAGATGCCACCAGCAATTTTGCCCATCATTGTTTCTTGTCTAATCTTTTTGTAAGATTTCTTGGCCAAATCTTTAACTAGTTTCATTGGTGAATTTTCATTAGTCACGAATGGGTGGTCACCTGTACCAGAACCTGCTTCAGGACCTTTGAATGTCTCATCAACTTCAACTTCTTCTTTTTGAGTTGGTTTCTTACCAGTTTGTGGCATTCCCATTTTCTTTTGAAGGTCTTTAATCATATCTTCATCTGAACCATGGCCTAATTTGTCGAGAACTTTATTACCAATTTTTTTCAAAGTGCCTTTGATATCTTCATCGATTTCAGTTTCTTCACCAACAGTCAAAGCAACTTTATATGATTTTGATTTATTGTGATATGTTGCAGGAACTTTCATACGACCACGGAGACCATCAACAGTCTTTGTGTTCATGTCTGTTTCACCATCAACTCTTACGTGTTCATCTTCCTTCATCTCCACTTTTTTTTTCTTCTCGGAGATTGTAGAGATGCCACCAATGTCTTCTAATTGAAGTGATTCAGTCATACCATGGATTTCACCTTTGATGCCATGTTTTGCTCTCAATTTAGAAGCTTCTTTTTCATGGTATTCACTTTCTTTAGGACCAGCATATTCCGCATGTGCAAGATGGTGTTCAGAATGACTCAACATGTCATCAGCTACTTTATTACCATGATGTTTACGAACATGATTCTCAATAGCAGTAGCTGCATGGTGACTGTGATGGCCACCCATACCGCCACCATATCCTTGGTCAGCACCATATGTGTGTTGTGCGTGTTTATGCCATAGAGCAGAAAGGCTCATTTTGTCCATTTTGCCTTCTTCCAGTACATCAAGTTCATCAAAGGCTTCTGTATAGATTTCTTGTTGTTCTTTCATGGCTTGTTTTGTAGCAGTAGCATACATCACATTCTTAGCACGGTCACCATAACGAGCCTTAAAACCTTTTAATCCTTTTTTCATTGACTTAACAATCTTTTCACGCTTCTCTTTTTCGGAAGGAGTCATGTGACGTTCTTCTTCTTCACCGAGTTTAGTTTCTTTCTTGCCTTTATGCATGTTCTTTTCATGCTTGTGGACCTCTTGGTCAGCAATCTTTCTTGCTTCTGGAGGTGTCACATATTTTTCATTTGTCATAGAGTGCTTAGACAAATGTGTTTCTTTTTCTTCTTCTTTCTTTAGAGCAGAAGGTTTAACCATTTTCTTAACTAATGCTTTGTCTTCTTTCTCATCAGGATGAGATTCTTCTTTCATATCTTCTGGATCTTTTTTATACTTTTTAGTGTATACATCACCAGTAGATGTTTTCTTATGCTCATGGCCTGTCAATTCACCAGGTTTTTTAGGCAATTGACTTGGCTTACCTTTCCAATTAAAAGGACTATCTTTTTTGTCGTCTTCTTCAACTGGACGAACTACAGCGGAATGACCTTTTGCAGCAGCTTTATCATCATGTTTCTTTAGAACTTGACCACCAATTTTTTCAGGTGGTACCATACCTTCAGAATGTGGTTTAGAAGTAACTGGATACTTTTTACCTTGGAACTCAAAGTGTGATTGGCCTGCTTTTCTAGCAGCATGTGCTGCTTTATGGAAACCAGTTTCATCTAATTCTGGTTCTAAAAGCATTTTCTTTTTTTCATCTTCTTCCATAATTGCTTTTGTTGCATCAATTAAGGCTTGAGATACTAGTGATTTAGTAAACATTATTTTGCTCCTGTCTTTTTCTTTTTCTTGATAGTTATACCCGATTGTCCATACTTATCCGCTGGCAATTCTAGAGGTTCTTTATTGCTTGCACCACCTAGAGTTCCACTGACGCCAGCTTCACCAGATAGTCCAAAATCAAAGATAGATTCTCTAAACTTCTTCAAACCTTTTTTCTTTTCTGCTAATGGGTTAGGACTCACCATTCTAGGTTTACCAGCAAAGTCTGCAACATCATCATTATTAAATTCTGTTGCCTCCCTATATGTAGAATCTCCAACACCTGCACTTGCGGATGCTGGTGATGCTCTAGTATCAAATGTTGAACCAACACCATCAGCTGCACCAATTTTGGATGCACTCAAAGATTTGTTACCATTTCTACGCAATCTTTCTTTGTTTGCGTCCATGTTAAAACGGTTTTCTTTTGGTTCAGGATTTTTAGTCAAAACAGGACTAGATTCGGTGTATGTATTGCCTCCACCATTACCAATCCAAGCTGAATAATTTTTATTTTGCTTAATATCTCCGTCACGAACATCATCTATTTTACCTAATTTAGCAGCAAATTGCATTACAGGACTGTTATTATCTCTGATAACTTTAAAACCTTTGCTTCTCAAATTATCTTTTTGAATATTTTTAGCATTCTTTTCTTCATACAAATTCAAAAATCTATTAGATTCATTGTATACTGATTCACCTAGAAAGCTAGATGTTTCTTTATACAAATCGGTTATTTCTTCCGATTCTTCTTCTAAACTATTGCTATTATCAAACCTTACAAAGTTTTCAAACAACTCAGTAAAGACCTGAACATTTTTATGTGCTTTTTCCCATTTGTTTTGACGGACAGATTCTTCCATCATTCTATTCAAAAGAGAATTGCGTTCTTTACTAACTCTGTTTGTTGTGTCCACAAAAATCATCATTGTTTCATAACCTAAATCTTCCAATTCTTCTTTGACGAAGCCAATTCTTTCTAAATCATCGGCAGGTCCATTAATGATTAATGGTCCACGTGTTCTTACTGCCTCAAATCTAGGATTCATAGACTTCATGGCCAATTTGTGTTTGTCGTTAAGAATATCACAGACTTGAGTAAAATTTAATTCTACTGCTCTAGATTCTGCAATTGCTTCACGCAATACAACATCTTTGCCAGAACCAGGTCCGCCAGTCACAAAGATAGCTTTATGATGGCCATGTGAATAACTTTCATGCAAACCCATGCCTTTACGGACATCTTTCATCAATTCTCTTGCATGTTCATCTTTAACATGATGTGGAACACCTTGTCTAAAAGAAGAAAAATCATTATTTTTAGCATGTTCACGCATCTTGGTACCAGACATACCTTCAGAACCTTCAGCGTCAGGATCACGGTGACCAGCAGAATGTACTGTAATATGTTTGAAATTATAATGACCGTGACCTGCTTTTACACCATTGTATTTGTGCAATAGTGAGTGCATTTCTTTAACACGGTCTGAACCTGCAATAACATGTAAATGTTCTGCACCTTGAGCATGTAACTTAGCTGCATGGTGCATAATTGTTGGATGCTCTTTAGAAGAAGTTTCAAAATGTGTACCTGGTGAATACCTCTTTAGATGTTTAATTTTTTGTTCACCAGATAATGGATTTTTTTTAGCATCTTGTGAATGAGATACAACCACAGTATGTGGTGCTTTGTGTTTGGCAGCAACTTCACGCACTTTGTCAATTAACTTCAAATGGCCGGTCGTAGGAGGATTCATGCGACCAAAAGCCATAACCGCATGTTTCTCTTTTGCTGCTTCTTCTTCAATAATCTGTAGGAATGACTTCATTTTCTGACTTTAAGTAAATTAGCTCTTGCAAATTCTGCTCTATTGACCAATTTAGTTGGTTCTCCTGCATGATTAACAACAAAACCTTCTGGTCCAGTTTTCTTACCATCAATATGATGTTCTAATCCACCTTCGTGATGTTGCAACACATCTACTAATTTATTTTTTGCTTTTTGCAAATGGCTGTGCATCTTTAGCAAATTATCATAATGCGTTTTATTAGCTTCAATATGTTTTGTATGTGGTTCAGCTTCTTTTTCTCTTTTAACAATTCCAGCTGGCGTTTTTAATTTTAGTGCAGCCTTCTTATACTTATCAGCAATGTGTTTTTTCAATCCTTCAGTATTAGGATTCTCACCTGTACGAACTGTATGATTGATATATGTACTAAGATGACCCGTTTCACCCATATGACTAGTTGCTATATGATTGTACATGTCAGGATGTGCATTATGAATTTTTTCAGCAGCAGTCATGTGCTTCATAAACTCATTTTGGTCTTTATCTGAATAATGAACTTGTCTTGTATCATGGTTTGGTGATTTTTGCCAAACGTCAGGATGTTGTTTGAAGTTATGTAAATCAGGATGTGGATCAGCCTTCATGGAACTAATGTCGTTGCCATGATATTGAGTATGTGTCACAATACCTAATTTAGACTTTTTAACCTTATCAGCCTCATCACCTTTGGCAGTATAAGTGATGGTGTTAGGAGTAAATGATACTTTACCACCTGGTTTATGTTGCAAATCTTCACCTGAGTGCATGATGTCGCCTTGATATACACCAGTCTTAGGTGTAACTTTCTTCAAGTGATTCAATGCAGCATGGAGTTTATCCATAAGACCTGGAGCGTGTCCATGATTCTTTAGAATATCAGCATGAGTATAATTAAGTTTAGGTGTCTTATTAAATGCGGATTTTGATGCCACAAAGAACTTACCATTCTCTGGATGATGGCCAAATACCACAGAAGGAGAACCATCGTATTTCATTGTCAATGCAGAACTATTACCACCAGATTTAATGTGGTTATGTGCCTGCATTAATGCACCTTTAGCGTGTTCAAATCCTTTAGCGCCATGGAATAATGGTCTATCCTCAGCATGATGAATGTGCTTCAGCTTAGAACCTTCTTCGGCCTCTGCTTCTTCTCTCAGAAATGTGGTAAAACTTTTCATGTTTCCTTGGACTTGCAATACACTTTGATTGCCATAAAGTTATTTATACAACTTTTTACTTCATGTCACCAATTCGTAAAAAGATTGAGGAGAATACATAGTCAGTAACTTTCAACCTGACCATTACCTGCCAACCATCCAGAAACGTGTATTTTGTCAAATTCAACTAGATATTCTTTTGGAATATTAAGAAAATGGGCATGTTCAAAGTCCATGTATTGATACAATGGTACATTTTTGATACAAACTTCCATATAATTCTCAATTAAAGATGGACAAAAAGAGAACATTCTAGTGATTAATAAGTGTGTAGCACCATGTGTCACATGTCCCATCCATGTTGGAATACGTTTTTTGAATACATATTTGCCGAACATGTCATCGTAAGCACTAATATCAAAGCCATCTTCCAACAAAGAGCGTCCAGATATCTTAAAAATTCTTTTGACTTCTTTCATAAATGGCTGTTGCCTAAGAATGGCAAAAGCATTAAACGATAATGCACCTTCAGCCCATGATTGCATACCTTTGGATGAATAATCATGCACTTCTGGAACTTTATTCATATCCATAAAGTAATCACACTTAGATACAAGCATCTCGGTTTCTTCTCTGGTGAAATGATAAAGTGATGCATCAGCTAAGACAATGATAGCGTCTGGTACCTTCTGTCTTATGGAATCCAAGGTTTGTATTGTTTGGTCAAATCTTTGATTGTGGTTATAGAACCTGACGTTCAAAGATTTGATGGCGGAAGTAACAAAGAACATATTTTTATTTGGAATCATAATACTTTTCTCTTAATTTTGATACATAATCACTACAAATACCATAAGCGTTATTATACTCTCTTTCGAGTTTTTTGTCAAATATTTCAGGCATAACCACAATGCTACGGGTTGTTAATTCTTTTCCAGGATAAGTCCAAATATACTTATTACTGGTTAATGCAAAATCATCCTCTTGATGCCAGAAGTAATTGAATTCAGTTGTAGTTAACCATCTTAATGCACCTAAATTCTTAGCATGAATCCATAAACCATAATATGCATGGTATTTTTGTAACCAGTCAAGTGTAACCGCATAATCTGGCCTATCGTGGCCAAGATATAGGTCGGAATTTGTAACCCAAAGGTCAATCTCACATTCAAAACCATCTTTC